CATCCAATTTCTTGAAACATTTATTGATGGTAACTTCGCTTACCCCGCAAATCATTTTAATGTCTAATTTGGTTATATTGAGATTGCAACTCTGTGATATAAAGTAGACGATGCCCGACGCAACCGAGTGTGGCGTATTATCATAAATAATATTATCGTCTTCTATTTTTTTTGCAATAAACATGGATAGCATAGTGAGTTCTTGATTTATATTGAGTTTGCTGCAATATCGCTCAATGAATAAACTCGGCGTAGTCGTGCACAAATCGGTTTGTTGTGCTGGATCCACATTTCTTTCAATATTGTGTAATATATTGACTGCCATTGAACAACCATTGGTTGCGCTTGTCTTGTCCAATTTAAATATCTCGGCGATTTCATGGGCGGTTCGTGGGCATCCATTTAATCGGCATGAAATATAAATGGATGCGGATTTGATGCCATCGCGGTTAATGCCACGAAACATTTGTTGTTCGGAAATGTCTTTGTGAATTGCCATGGCGTCGTCAATGAAAATCCGCGGTATTCCGGCATTTTGCGCCATAATCGTAATAAATTGGAATTCTTCATACAGCGATTTTTCTTTATGTGGCATAGCCTGCCATTCTGTCCATTTTCGGATGCGTTTCATTTCATAACTCGCATTATTATTGCATATGATTTTACATCCAAATGAGGATTCCATAAGTAGCGGATTAATCGGATTACCACATCGCGTCGGGTCATTCGTATTTTTATCATCTGCGCCGTAAAATCGCCATTCCGGTGAATAATCCAGTGTATTTTTGCAAATGACGCCGCATCCACTGCACGTCGGAAATCCGTCTTCCATTATAATTAATACACCTTGACACAACAAACACATTCCGATTTCGTTCTTTGAATAAAGACATTCAATTGGTGACGGTTCCGCCATTTCTTTTTGATCAATGTCAAATATGTCCCATAATTTGGATTTGTCAATTGCGTTTAATACTACCTTCTTCTTTTTGGTTTTAGTATGTTCCATAGTTTGTTATGTCGGTTAACAATAATATACGATTTCAATTTTATATCCTTTACCATTATTTATCGGTAAACTGAACTTTTTTCTCAATTTTCTCAAACATTTCATTATTATATACTAAATTGCCGGTTGGTTTATATGTATTAATCGGAGTATATTTAGAATCTTTAGATTCCTTATGTTTGACGTCAGGCTTGTCTTCTTTTTTTTCCACAATGGAGCCGGTATGATCCACTAATATACCGGTTTTACGTTTCAATTCATTACGTACATAACTTGGTACCCATGTGAGCCAGGAAACAAATAGCGTATTTGGATGCACATATTGAATTACAAACCCATTATCTTCCAATTTGGTCACTAAATAGGCAACACATTCCGCTTTGTCGTAATTCGGTTCGCCGAAAATGTAAGCAGGTACTGTAAACCAAATATGCTTTTCATTGATTTTTTGTTTGCCGGCGAGTTTGATGCGAGTATGGATACGATTCAGTATTTTATTAAAGATGGACAATTGTTTGAGATCGCGTCTTTGTTTTTTTTCGTATAAATCGTCTATATTAAGTTTGCCTGAAGATTCTTCGTCGTTAACATACAATAAACAAGACATATTATATGACAATTTTTTATTTCGGTTGATTCGTATGAATGTTTCATAATATATACAATTATATATTATGGAAATTAATCATTTAGTTATAACCGGTGGATGTCTGGCTGGGTTTCCGGCATACGGAATACTCCGTGAAAGTAATAAATCCGGGTTTTGGAAATTGGAAAATATTAAAAGTATTTATGCTACATCAATCGGCACAATGAATGCAGTTTGGATTTCATTAAATTATGATTGGGATGCTATGGATAACTATATCATTAACCGGCCTTGGCAAACTGTATTTAAATTTAGTTTCGGTTCAATTCTAAAGACGATAGAAACGTGTGGCATATTTGATGTGACTACGATTGAACAAATGTTCCAGCCCGTATTTAGCGGCAAAGATATATCAATTGATGTAACTATGGCCGAATTCTTTGAAATAACCAAGATTGATATTCACATGTTTACGGTGGATTTAGTTTCATTTAAACTTATAGATGTATCACACGCCACGCATCCCACCTGGCGAATGGTGGATGCGATATATTGCTCATGCTCACTTCCCGTATTATTTTCGCCATTATTGAAAGACGACATGTGTTTTATTGACGGCGGCGTATTATTAAATTATCCGCTTATTCCATGCATTGACGCCGCGAATAATGAAGGCGTGTTTGGAATAAAATGTAAATCGGTGGAAACCGCATACGTTAAGCCAACAACACTGTTTGATTATTTATTCACACTATTAAATAAAATAATTAGCCATGTAATGACTAAGCACGTAGTTAATTTGCCGACGAGTTTGAATTTATACGAGATTTGCATAGCGTCTACGCCTTCGTCCATATATGAAATATTTTTCGTGGCGTCTAAATCCGAAGAACGTCAAAAATTAATAGAGTCCGGCAGTGAATTATGGAGACAGCGTATTGACAAATTTAACCAGCGACCCATATGAGATTTTAGCATCGTAATCAACCGTATTTCCATTATATGTCATTTTAACAGTCGGATAACCTTTGATGTTATATTGGGCAACTAAATCGTGATTTACATCACCCTCTTCGTCTGCAGTTGACATGTCAATGTTAGAACAAACCACAATATATCCATTTACTTCAGTATTATTATATTGTTGTGTGAATTTGTCCCATTCTGGTTTAGCGGCAGTGCAATGTGGACACCATGACGCCGAAAAAAATGCAATGTTTGCTTCTTTGGTTGTACGATCTGCATTTGCAACGTCCGCAAATACGGTCTTTTCTGGCGCAAAATAATAACGATTGTATGCGTAATATGATGTGATTATAAAAATAATTAATAAAAATACAATTAACATCACGTTTTTATACGGTTTAATATATGTATCATACAGAGTATCAACAATGACTGGCATATTATATATATTTATTATGTTCTTTAAAATATTACGAAATTAAATTATATAAATAAATACTATGAAAACGCCTAAAACTCGCAAAAAAGTATATACGTACGATGATTATGAGAGTAACAATGGAATGTTAACTGCGGTATGGGGACCAGGCACGTGGCACTTATTGCACACCATGAGTTTTAATTATCCGGTGAACCCGACGACTGCTGATAAGAAAAATTACATGAAATACATTTATAGTTTAAAGACAGTGTTGCCATGTGGTAAGTGTCGCAGCAATTTAGACAAGAATTTCAAAATATTACCTTTAACCATAAAAGACATGAAATCCCGATATACATTTTCGCTTTATATTTATAAATTACATGAATTGGTCAATACAATGTTGCATAAAAAATCGGGATTGGCATATGACGACGTACGTGAACGGTACGAACATTTTCGCGCAAGATGTTCACGCCGACGAACCGTCAAAGAAAATGGATGTACCGAATCGTTATATGGTGAAAAATCCAAATGTATTATTAAAATTGTACCCGAAAATACAAAATGCGAAACCCTTCAAATTGACAAGAAATGCATTAAACAAAAACTTTAAGAGTTTAGTATTTATATATTGATTTAATATATGTCAGATTTTGAAGATATAGATGAAATTACCCCTCATGATAAACCGAGTTTAAAACGGAAACAGGTCATACCGTTTTGGACAAAAGATCCCAACATTTTACTACAAACTCCGATTGAACTATTTCCAACGGATGTTATGACATATGAACAAAAATTAAATGCAGTCACTCGCAGCATACTAATAATATCAATTATTAGTATTATATTTACACGCAGCATTCGCATCACAATTATTTCCGTAATCACAATAGGCGCAATTGCATTGTTATATAATCGCAAGGAACCATTTAGTCCAGCGGTTGATTTGTTAATTCAACAGAATGTAATGCCGACTGACGTATTTTTAGAACCATCGCCGATAAATCCATTTGGTAATGTGATGCTCCCCGATTACGACTATAATGTAAACAAAAAACCAGCACCCCCCGACAATGATGATATATTACAACATGCTAAGAATTTGGTTACATTATCTAATCCCGGGCAGCCGGACATTGCAGACAAACTTTTCCACGATTTAGGCGATGAATTAGTATTTGAACAATCTATGCGACAATTTAATTCTAATCCTAGCACTACAATACCGAACGATCAGGAGTCGTTTGCCAATTTTTGTTATGGTAGCATGGTGTCGTGCAAAGAAGGTAATGCATTTGCATGCGCACGTAATTTATCCAGACATACAAATTAAACTCAAAGATGTTCTTATTTTTATTTCCATATAGTATAATGAGTTATATCTTTAATAATTTAGGGAGAATTGATTATGATGAAACTGATAATACGCAACGTACATTGCAGAATTCGCGATATAGTAATTACACCACTTCCAATTACTTTAGTAATTCTTTATCAGATTCGCATATTAATTTCGCAACGTCAAATCCATCTATTATGGTAAATGGGATTAACGGCGGAGCTGGCATTGGCGGCGATCTAATTGAAATGGATTCAACGATGCTATATAAAACCGAACAAGAGAGACCTTTAGACAAATTGGTATTAATGCAACGTCCGTTTTTAACTGTTCCCTATTTAGGAAAAGGATCATGTGACCCCTCCGTTGAATCACAGTTGCAACAGGGTGAGTTTATGGGTGATAAAAAAAGCGTAACTACGATTATGGAACAGAGTTTTATGGGTTATACTGTATATCCTACAGACCAAATGAAGGATCGTGCATCAAATGCGCAATATAATATTGAAGAGGCTGCGTTAGATGGATGGATTCGCGGAGGACAATCCACGCGTGAATTGGCGAAATAAACTGCGTTTAATTATTTATGGTATTTTTAATCTCTTGTATAATATATAATGGATTCTATAGCAATAAATAAAGTTGGTGGCCATCTTGCGTCAAGTCCATTTAATGGCGGAAGTACACTTGTGTCAAGTCCATTTTCCGGCGGCCGACGAAAGAGTAGAAAGAGTAGAGGCAGAAAGGGTAAAAAGAGTAGAGGCCGAAAGAGTAGAGGCCGAAAGTAAATTTGGCAAATCCATATAAATACAACATCAATATTATAAAAATGTATAATATTGACAATGTTAAATACGAGTCCGACGATGAATATCGTGAATGTTTATGTAGATTATTCGGAGCAAAAGACGATTCATACGACGAAGACGAAGCTACCAAAATAATGGACAGCATATATGCAGAAACAAAAGACAACATCATATTCCAAGAATTATATGATTTGGCAGCGGCCAAGTTTTTATCAGAGGATCGTAGTTTAGGATTAAGTGTTTTATTTAGTTATGATTATTTCGCTTTATTTTGCAAATGTTTATTGGAGCCGCAATTAAATGCGACGTTTATTACATTACGCCTATTATTGCAATAGAAAATATTGTAATTATATATGGCGTCAACTCGTAATAAAAATACACCCGGAAATTACCAATTAGAACAATCTGCATTTAATAAACAGGTCGAATATTCAACCTATCTAAATTCGGTGCTTCCTTCCCAAACTAATTATCCAGGCGATGGATTATATGGTGCAGCTATACCACGCACTGAATTATCAAAAAACGCAGTTGATATACATTCATATTTACTTGGAATTAATTCAACCAATCTAGTATCACCTGAATTACCGATTGACCCGCAACTGACTTCAATGCCAACGTTATCCATTATAAATAGAATACCAATATATATACCGAGTCCTTTGATAGTGGAACCAGATCAGCGTCAAATGAAACGTTAATTCCATGCGCTTTTAATCGTATTGCCAGCTGCAATTAATTCGTTATTTACTTCATTAAATCCGTTAGGGAAAGCAGCTTTTATTTCATCGCCTGCAGTCTTTAATTTGTTGCCCATTAGCATAAATCCGTCATTCAAACCAGGACCCATGCGATTAAACGCTGCGCCAATTTGCTGCAACGGTGGATATAAATCATTTGACATCTTAACTATGTCAGTTTTGATTGCAGTTAAATCATCAATAAATACTTGTTTAGGAAATGAGGGAGGGCCGCCTAATATTTTACCTGTTTTATCACGACATTGATAACAGGTACCGATAATGTTATCCGGGTAATGTAGCAAACTATATCCGCCAGTGACATATTGTATTATATTAGTGTCAACCTCATCCGCTAAGTCCCATGCCATATCTGCGGCCGATTGTATATCAACACCAAAAAAATGGTATACAATGAAAATTACTAAACGTATTGGCAAATATAACATTTGTCCGATTGTATCTAAAATATAATACATTATGCACGTTTTTAAATTAAAAATTTTATTTAACCCACACGTTAAATATGCCGAAATATAGTTTTTAAAAAAATCATCTACGTACTCAAACAAAAAGTGAAAGTCAGTGAAAAACGTGGCAATGTCATTCGTTATATAAATCGCATTATCGTTAATTTGTTTAGATTCGTTGACTAATTCAGCGCCAATTGTATTAATGTCAGCATTTAACTCATTACCCATAAGAACAAATCCATCATTAAATGCGGCACCTAAGTCTGCCGTTCCAGTCTGCAATTCTGATGCTATTTTTTTAATACCATTTAATAGCGATGGACCGACTGCGTTTAATCCGTCACCGGTTCGTTTAAACTTGTTTGCTAAACTCCCGTCGGTATTGGCATCACTCATAAATACCCCCACTTTCTTAAATCCGTCAACTAATCCATCAAGCCCATCCAGACCTTCCTTAATAGGTAACGTTAATATATAAATAGACAATGCCAATATAATGCATATTATAATCCACATATAATATACATTTACCTTTATTCATAAATTGAGTTTAATTAATATTACTCATATTATCAATGCTTTTATTCATGCTTGCAACCAGATCTTCTGCACGTTTAATTAAAGGATTCATAACCTCAAAATTTTTAAGAATCTCGCCTTGCACGGACAACAAGTCCGAACCAGAAGAATGTAATTCAGAATAGGTTTTCTTCATATTCGCTTCATTTTTCGCATCGGGTGGAGCGATCGGATCTTCCATATTTTCTAGTCCTTCATAGTTGCCTTTCTTTAAAATATGCGTAATTGCCAATGCGATACATAATATAACAATCATGTTTTTACTGAAAAATGATGTCGTAAATCCGACCAAGAAAAATATAGTAATGGACGCACCGTCGTTGATGGATGCGAAATAAAATAAGTTGATACATGCCGCTGCAAATATCAAATACAATAAATATTTATTATGCAAAATCGCATTCCCCGTTTTAGCCATTATAAAATATAAGAGGATATTATTCCTAAATTATGGAAATAATAATTTATCAATTGTGGTTCTGACGCAAAATGCCCGATGCAATATAATTCCCAAAATAAACAAGGCAGGTAAAACGTAGCGTATATTATATCCCGTGATCCACGCAATTATAAATGCACCAATAATAGTTAGTAATACGTCTATAATTGCAATGTTAAAGATGCGGTATGAATGTATCCCTTCGCCGAGTTTTCCGAATATATCTTTATATTTACACAAAGCCATATATTAACCGGGGGTTAAAAATCCGCCGAAAAATCAAAAACATTGTCATCCACCGATTTATTTGCCAATGCATATTCTGAATTCGTTCTTTCAAAGAAATTGACTTTAGACTCCATACTAATTAATTCCATAAAATCAAACGGATTCGCGGAATTATATATTTTATCGCATCCCATTTGGACGCTAAGACGATCAGCCACGAATTCAATGTATTGTGACATCAGCCCTGCATTCATTCCGATTAATCGACACGGCAATGCCTCTAATATAAACTCCTTTTCTATTTCTACTGATTCTTTGATTATATTGTGTATAGCCGATTGTGGTAATCTAGGCAATTGTGTATATAATAATATGGCAAATTCCGTATGAAGCGCTTCGTCTCGTGAAATCAATTGGTTGGAAAATGTCAATCCGGGCAATAATCCACGTTTTTTAATCCAATATATTGAGGCAAAACTACTACTGAAAAATATACCTTCAACACATGCAAACCCGATGAGCCGCGTTGCGAATTCGCCGCCGTCTCGTATCCATTTTTTCGCCCAATTTGCCTTTTTTGTTATACATGGAAAGGTGTGAATCGCATTAAATAATTTGGCGCGTTCGCGATCTTCTTTAATATAAGTATGAATAAGTAGACTGTACATTTCGGAATGTATATTTTCCATTGCAATTTGGAAGCCATAAAATGCCCGGGCTTCTGACAGCTGAACGTCGGCCATAAACCGAAGCGCCAAGTTTTCTAGAACAATGCCGTCACTTGCAGCAAAGAATGCGAGAACCATAGATATAAAGTGTTTTTCATCAGCGGTTAACTTTTCCCAATCTACTAAATCTTTGGACAAGTCTACTTCTTCACATCGCCAAAAGCAATCCACTTGTTTTTTATACATTTGCCAAATATGGTCGTTTTGTATGGGAAACATGACATAACGGTTTTCATCGGCAGTTAATAAGGACATTTTGATAATATATAGAGTAGATTTTATGTCTTTGTTCAACATGTTAAATCAAATGTAGTGTCCTCTGTATCTTGATATGTCATTTTATATCCTAACCATACGAGACGATTGGTTAATTCTCTATATTTTTCACCAACTGTTAAAAGTCCGTCCATATGTTTATGCTCAAATGTAATGCGTTTTGGTTTTATTGTAAACTTGTAATCCATAATAATATAATAATCGTGTCCTTCTGTGTCTGTATGCAATAAATCAATTTCAGTAATATTATAATCATTAATTATTTGGTTTAAGGTGGTTGTAGGGACTGTTATTTGTTCAGTGATTAAATGCGGTATATGTCCAGTCGCGTGGTCGCGATTTACGGATGATAATTGAGATGCCCAAAATGGTAACTTGGTAAAATCATTTTTTTCAGAAGAAATAGTTAATTCGGTTTCGCCTATATAATTACTAACTGCCTTATTAATAAAAATAACATTTGATGTGTCTTTAAGTTTATTATTATAATTGGATTCTAATTGTTGAAATAAATAAGGGACCGGTTCAACTAAAATGAGTTTGGTAGTTTCATCAATTAATTTAAAAATTGGATCATTGGGTGTATCTCCTACGTGCGATCCAATTTGTATTATATGCATATCATATTTAGTTGTAATAATTACGATTGAAATACGCATTTATCTTCCGGTCCACACTTTTAATAGCGGCAAATGTGCATAGTTATTCCGCTCCCAAAACTGAATTCCCCATTCACCATAATGATGTATTTTTCCCAACAATACAGGTGTATTATCTTTTTGCAATAAACACGTTTTTAATAAACATGCAATTACTCTTTCAAAACTGCACCTATTATGTCGCGTTGTTACTACATTTAATAGTTTACTTATGTCATAATTTTGATTTACAAATGTTATAAAGTCGTGCGTAATGATAGACATTCCGCCGAAACAACCCGTCCATAATGTCTTATCCAAATAAAACCGTAATAATCCAGGATCGTTAAATTGCCGTATCATTATTTCTTCATCGTCGGGTTGGTCGTACGTATGGTAAAAATCCCAAAGTAATGTATATTTTTCAACGTTTGCGTCTATGCGCGTTTGTATAAATACAGAATCGTGAATAATTATAGCAACGTCAAACCATTTATTTTTTATATAATAATAATACGGTAATAATTCGCCTCTTCCTGGATATTCGCCATTAATAACGGTTACTTTATACGTGTCTTTGTGTGTTATGTAATCGTAATTACTATTATCATCTATTATAACTATGTCACATTCGGGATGGTATTTGCGAATGCAGTCGTAACCATGCATCCAATACTGATTGGTTTCATCATTATTTACATGTCTTAACATAATAAATCCAAATGTCATTTTATTATGTTACTATTATTATTTATGTACAATAAACGCGGTTTTTATACGTCCGCGCGCTTGGATCTGTCGCGTTAATATATCGCGGCATCCAATAATATGGCACAATATCGGCCAATCCCGGATACCGGTCATCAAATATTTGGCGATAATATTGTGGTTCGGATACGCCCATGGTCATGCAATGTTCTTGTATAATCGTATATAACGACCGCGTTTCACATGAAACTCCGTCGCTAAATGCCTCTTTTTGTCTCCAAACGATTTCATGCGGTATTAATGATGCCCCATTATGATTTTTATATTGAGCAAATGCCGAGCGTAACAACCATTTTTCACATTCATTCGGACAAAAACGAACCGACAATGGCAACGATAAATAATATTGCACCCAGGCGCGGTCCAAAAATGGGGTTCGCGGTTCCAATCCATGCGACGATATACATTTGTCCGACCGCAATACATCAAACGCATGTATATCGCGCAATAATCGCCGCGTTTCTTTATCAAATTCAACCGCGTCGGGGCACGATTTCATATATAAATATCCACCGGTGAGTTCATCCGCACCGTCGCCATTAAAAATCACTTTGGCATCACTATGGGTTGATATATATTTACCAATTAAATAATTACCGATGCTGGCACGCACAGTAGTTGAATCATAACTCTCAATTGCGCGAATAACTTCGGGAATCGCATTTACAAAGTCGGATTCAGTAAGCACAATTTCGGTATGTTTTGTTCCCAGATAATCAGCGACGATTTTGGCATGCATTAAATCCGGCGATCCGGCAAGTCCAATGCTATACGTCTCTAATTGCAGAGATGGTTGATATTCTTTATAATATTCATTCACAAGTGCCGTAATTAAACTGCTATCTAATCCGCCTGACAATAAACAGGCAATGGGTCGTTCAGTTGTAGAACATCGTTTTTCAACTGCGTCTTTCAAACATAAAATGATATTTTCAAATATAGGTTGTAAAGAACGCGACGGACTATATGTTAAACTAAACGCAGTCGTGTGATAAACCGTATTCGTCGGCGGCAACCACGTAAATTCGTCCAATATGAATTGAGAATACGTGCCTGGCGGAAATTGCGAGATAGTGGTTGCGTCGGAGTGCATATCTGACAGCGATTTCAATTCAGATGCAAATGCATATACCGGATCATGTGTATGGGTAGGATGTAATATATATAATGGACGCACTCCATATGGGTCACGCGCTAAATATAACTGCGATGTATTTTTATCTAGTAGAGCAAAGGCAAATACGCCATCTAATAAATGTAGAGTGTGTTCCATGCCATATTTCAAATATAAATGAATAATGATTTCACAATCGGACGCAGTTTGACTATAAATTCCAGTGATTTCACACAATTCTTTATAATTATAGATTTCACCATTGCAAATCAAAGAAATATGTTGTATAGTAATAGGCTGGTCGGATTCGGATGTCAAACCATTTATTGCTAAACGATGAAATCCGAAAATGGTATGGGATTGAAATGCTTGTATTACGGACCCTTCGGGTCCACGTGGTTTACCTTTATAAAACTGTTCTTTAATAAACGATTTAGAAAAAGAGGAGTTATTCAATAACCCAAATATACCGCACATTAAATTATCTAAGGCACGAATCTTTAGATAATTTCATAAATATTATATGTCGGAATATTGTATGTCAGAGTTTGAATACACCGATAATGGAAAACCAGTATTGCTAAATAATTATATGACCCCGGGATTTGAAATAAACGCAATTCAAACTGTAAACCCCAGTAATACTCCATCAATGGCGTCGGTAAAGCGTGCATTAAAACAAATGGACGTTAAAGTAGACGCTACCTTTTCCCCGATATATGATACAACTGGATTAAATGGCATGACGCTGGAAGGATTTACGTCAGAACCGGCTTCAATTCACGAACCGACCACGTTCACACGCGAATTTGTGACATTGAAAAAAGGCGCAGTTACTCAATTTTATATAGGATCTTTAAGTATTATTGGTTTATATATATTATTTCGGTTTTTGAAATAATTGTCTTTGCGTTCGTCTTCGTGGTCGCTTTTTGCGGATAGCTAAAGCAGTACGTGAATAATGTTTCTTTGATCTGCGCGATATATACCCTCCAAATAGATTGAACATATAATAATATTATATTTTATATCGTTTTTATATTTTATATCGTTTAAATAGTTCTAAAGCAGTCAACCCGCCAAACACTTGAGCCACAATATACGGAATAACTTCAATGGTAGGAATTGCACCCTTGGACGCCATAACAATGGTAACCATTGGATTTATATGGCCACCTGAAATCGGGGCCGCTAATAAAATAATTAAGGCAAGCGCCGCGCCAATTGCCAATGGATTACCGGTGGCTAAAATTACATACATAAAAAACAGAGCTCCGACAAATTCAACTAAATACTTTTGCATTATAGTTTATATATGGAAAATGATTTCAGTAAAATGTAGGAGCAGTTGCATATTTGTGTATTTTTTTGGCAGGCACCGAACATCCGCCGCTTCGCGCACGATGCAATGCTTGACGCTGTGTATTATTATCTGACACATTTTTGAAAGAAACTGGTAAATTTGTACTTGCTATAATTCCGATTTCATGCACGCGATTATTTGCAGTTACTTGTGACGCATCGCGATTTCCTCCGATCCATTTTTTTTGCACATTAATTGCAGGCGGAATTTGCGTAAAGCCTTTGAAAAAATCACGCCGACCCATTGCAAATGAGGCTGCCCCGTCACTGGTCAAGTCTTTCATGGGCATTGCTTTAGGTGCCTTTATAATTCCGTTATTTAATTCCGTTAAAATTGGGCCTGATACAATTAATTTATTCATATATTATGCAAATATTTTATACACGAACACGCATCAACGGTACATACGACGCATTATGCTGATCTCCGCCGTTGGTCATGTCGTTATAATTGCGGTTTACTGCCTGTTGTTTTCTAAAGGTTGTATAATCAGACGAATCCGCCACGAATTTAACGTTGCACGATGAGGCCGGAATGCCAGTGCCGTCACACTGCGACGGAAGACTACCAATCAAATTCTTATATCCAGGACGAGACGCATTTGTAGGGTTTGGTCCACCACATGCATAATTCACACGTCCAAGAAAATCGCCGGAATTATTCATTGCACGAAATGGCGTAGTTACGCGAGCGTAACCATTAATCGGACCGAGTGCATATGCGCTGTTCCAGCTATCGCGCAATATATTACGAATATTGGTTTGTTTGCTATCTTTATAATTCGTAATTGTTTGTTTAGTTGAAATTCCATGTATACCGCCGCCTAAAGTAGAACCCATATAATATCTATATATATTTATATGGATTTAGAAGAATTGGCCAAAGAAACATCGGTTTTAACATATGACCCGCTTTGCGTGCGTAAAAAATCAAATTGGAGTAATCCCGACAAAAAATATAACTTTGAATCTGAAGAATTTGACTCCGATATGTTTCTAAAGGATATGAATGTAATGTCACCTAAATTGGAAGTACTCTTTAACAAAATAGAAGAATTAGATGCAAATGATAGACGCGCAGGCAAATTGAATAAACATTTTATATTTACAGACATGAAATCTACTTCGTATGGCGCAAAGATGCTAGCATCGGCGTTTATCACCAAAGGATTTAATATGGGATATAATGATAAATTGAAATTAACATCGCCATCCATTCTCACTAAATTTGAAAACCGCAATAATACTTTTTATTTATTGTCTTCCGTTTCGGTTTATGACAAACCCCTTCCGGTGAATACCAAGAAACAAATACTAAAAACGTTTAATTTACGTCCAGAAAATTCAAACGGTGAACTTGCACGATTTATTATAATGGATAGCGGATTTAAAGAAGGCATTGATTTATTTGATATTAAATATATTCATATTTTTGAACCACAATTGACGATGGCCGATCAAAAACAAGTGATTGGTCGTGGAACGCGGACTTGCGGCCAAAAAGGCCTGAAATTTCATCCGACTCAGGGTTGGCCACTGCATGTATTTATATATGATGTTGAAATAAACGAATCACTGCAACCCGCATTTATTGGTGCAACGTCATTGTTTGATTTATATATGAGGGCGTTGAATTTGGATTTACGTCTAGTCAATTTCGCGCAGGATTTGGAGGAAACTACCGTATTTGGCTCAGTTGATTATGAACTCAATCAGAATATTCATAATTTTTCTATAGGAGAACAAGTGTATGGAGGGTCACGTTCATCGTCACGTTCATTATCGCCTATGAAAATGGGCTTTGAACAAACACGTCATTATATTAGAGACCATTTTGCACAGTTCTTTACGTGGGAGGACATAAAGATGGAAAATCTTTGTGAAAAGAAGGGAGGTGATATAACCGACAGTGTGTCATATTTGGGAGGCAAAAGCGAAGTCATGAATTTTACGCCAACGCAAGATTTCATCCGGAATTATTTCACGCCCGAATCTGCAATTAAGGGCATGTTATTATGGCAATCCGTAGGTACTGGAAAAACCTGCACTGCAATTGCAGCTGCATCCAGTACGTTTGAACCCGCTGGATATACTATATTATGGGTGACGCGTCATACGCTAAAGAACGACATATGGAAAAATATGTTTGACCAAATATGTAACGAAACGATTGCAACCATGGACACAGATACCATTCCGACCGACCAATCCGACCGAATGAAATTGCTGTCTAAAGCCTGGCGTATTCGCCCAATGTCATATAAACAATTCAGTAATTTAGTATCAAAGAAAAACGATTATTATAAAACGTTGGTGCAAATTAACGGCGACCTTGACCCTCTACGTAAAACCCTGCTGATTATTGACGAAGCGCATAAATTATATGGCGGTGAAGACTTGTCGTCCATTGAACGCCCTGATATGAATGCGCTGCATGCGGCGTTAATGAATTCATATGCAGTTTCCGGAAACGATTCGGTGCGATTATTATTGATGACTGCCACGCCGATTACACAAAACCCGATGGAATTGGTAAAATTAGTGAATTTATGTAAACCTGCCAATCAGCAAATGCCGAGTGAGTTTGGTCGGTTTACTGATGATTATTTAGACGAAGAAGGTCGGTTTACGGCAAATGGCAAAGACACATTTTTGGATGATATTGCAGGGCATGTTAGTTATTTGAATCGTGAAAAGGATGCGCGACAATTCGCACAACCGATTATAAAACACGTTGCGGTGCCTTTAGTGAAACATATTAAAGACGTGGAGAAATATGATCAACGATTTGTGCGTGATTATTTAGATACGACACATGAATTGAAACAGCAAGTGTTAGATGAATCTAAGAAGTTAGAAGGCGAACTCGGCGATTTAGATGTGAACCGTTTTAATTTTTTAAAAGATAGATGTAAAGAGTTGAATGGACCTGCCAAGAAAGCATGCGAAAAGGCAGTAAAGGCAAATATACGGGATTTGATTAAAGAAGCCAAAGTAGAAACAACTGAAATTAAAGGTCAAATAAAACAAATGCGAGAAGAAATCAAAAACAAACATTTATTTAAAATGGATCAATTAAAAACCATTAAAGAAAACAACATTATTAATCCGGTTGCATTTGAACGGTTTCAAACAACGCCGTATTATAAAATAAAAGATAAATGCGGATATAAATTTAAAGACGATCATAATTTAATTGAACATTTGAAAGACCATCCTGAAATGCATGCATTTGATGAAGATATAGACGAATACGACCATTCTATAGTAGAACGTAATCATTTATTAAAAACGGAAATTGATGGATATACGAATCAGGAATTACAATTGAAACAATCTTTGAAAGCCATGTTAAAAACTGGATTAACTGATTTAGAAAAATCAAATCTACGTAAAACGGCCAAGGACGAACAGAAGAAAATACGAGGTAATATAACGCGCGTACGTCGCGAAGTTGCCGCTGACGTTAAAGTATTAAATAAATCTAAAAAAGAAGTTGAAGGTGATCGTAAAAAGAGTTTAAGAGAAACGCGCAAAAATCTAAAAGTTACATTTAAAACGGAAAAGAAAACCGAAAAGGATTTGAAACGCGCCGATGCCAAACTGAAAAAGGTGTTGCGTAAACAAGGCGATTTGCATGAGGAGATAGAACACGAGTTACTTAAAGGCTTAGTCGCCAAATATAATGGACAAATTGATAATGATGTGGACGCGGCAGTAGAAGCAGTTCAGGCAAAAGAGGACGAAAAACAAAGAAAGGCCGATGTTAAAAAACAAAATAAAATGGAAAAAGCAAAAGCAAAAACGGAAAAAGCAAAAGCGAAAACGGAAAAAGCAAAAGCGAAAACGGAAAAAGCGAAAGAAAAAGCTCATAATAAAACCATTAAGGAAAAAGCTCGTAAATAATTTCGTAAACCCGGGCAAATCTTCATCTGTTTATATAATATGGATTATGTTGATAAATTAACTTTAGAACTGTTGATTAATAAATCACAATATCAACGCTATTTATCAAAGGCCGATCCCGAAAAATATAAAATACGACAAGACCATTTGGACAATATTCAAAAATATAAATCAGAAATTAAAGAAATGACATCTGATCTATTAGATAATGTGCAAATTACTACAGAAATAAACGATGCATTTGAATCGTATATACAAATTTTGATTTCTCATTTGCAAATGAAAGAACACGAAGACGATGATACATTATTTGCAAATATACCCCCTACTCACACCGATTCTTTAAAGAATTCGTTTTGGGGGAAAATCATCAAAAAAGAAGAATAATATTGTAAAATATCAAATATAATATTATTATATGGCAAGTAAACGTAAACTACATAAATCACGTAAATCGCGACGCAAATCAGGCGGCAATAATTTTTCAAAAATGAATTGCAGTCCTGCCACAAAAGGCACGTATACATGTTACACCGCTGATGCGTTAAATGAGATCAAACACGCATTCAATAAGGGACATCGTGATAATCCAATTATCAAAACGAAATCTAATGAAATCTGGAATGAACTTAAACAGCGACTATCGCATTGCAATAGAGAAGATTGTTGGCTGAAGGAATTGAAAGATGATGCAATGCGAAATCAAATAGATGAATACGTGTTTGCACCAGATCGCCCTCCAGACTGGAAAGCAAACCCAAATGCATGGTTATCTAATTATGACTTGATGAATGTATTAAAACAATACGAAGTTAAATATCCGCATTTTAAAAATATTGATCCGACCACAGTTGATTTTGATTATAAATTAGGCAGCGGAAAATGCGTATCAAATGCATTATGTAAATTTTCTATTAAACAATACATAGATAAGGGTATCACTAAAATTGGTATTATATTCAATTCAGATAAACATACAGGTAGTGGATTACATTGGTTCTCATTGTTCATTGATATTGAACATAAATTTATATTTTTCTTTGATAGTAATGGCGAAAAAGTACCAAGTGAAATCATGGTTTTAGTTAAACGAATACAAAAGGAATGGCAACAATTATTCGGCAAAACAATTAAATTTTACCAGAATCATCCAAAATCACACCAGCGTACAAATACTGAATGTGGTATGTATTCCTTGTTTTTTATTATTACAATGTTAACAGATGAAGCAGACTCTAAACCACTAATCACGCTGAATGATAAACTTGCATTTTTTAAAGATCGCACAATTCCGGATAAATGTGTGGAAAAATTTAGGAATATTTATTTTAATGCCGCATAAACCATTTGTCGTAAATATAATATGAATATAATAAAATGAATATAATATTGACAGACGATCCGAATCAATATAATATTACATATGATTATGATATACAATTAAACGAATCGCATATATATTCATCACGTCCCAATTTAACATATACCAATTCAAACACGTCGGCGTATCCCACCACAGATACCACATTTTACGCGAATAAATTCACATTGTCTCCTTCTAATTATGTATATGATCGAATAAATAAATCGTCGTATCAAGTTACGATTGAACATACAGATTTGGCGTTTGGTAAAAAAGTATATAGTATATTTTTTTTAACGCCAAATTCCAAATGCAATACGTTGGATAATCTAGAATTATCATCGTTATTTAATTCTCAGCCTAATACTAAAATTGCTTATGGAACGAATGCCGATGCAATCATATTTTTATTTTTAACTCCAATCCCGATTAAACAATCTGCTAAACTTGAGTCCATTACTTTACCTCAAATTAATACATTTTATAGGATTAAGTTGACCGAGGGGTTTGAAGCGAACGACGAAACGCCGAATACAGACGGGACAACCGGTGCGTGGACGTTGGAAAAGTTAGAAAATCTGGACAAGGCTGGCATGACGTGCCGATTAATGACTATAGATGAAGGATCAAACGCGAATTATGTACCGTCATATAATGAAAGTTTGTATAAAACTATTATTATATTTGTGATGTGTTTAGCATTTGCGTTTATATTTGTTTTCGGTGTTCCGTTTATGGCGACGCGGTATATGATGGCATACCTATCGGGTGAGGGGCATATAAATTATGTAATTAATTTTGTTATTGCATTCCCGTTGTTCGTGATGGATTGGATTATACCGAATTGGGGCGCCAACCTAATTGGGCCGCTTAACGGCACATACATTAGTAAGTTAAAATTTAGAACAACTGCCTATATCGCGTTATGGACTTTATTAATATCCGGTTTATTGATAGGTTATGGAATACCAATGATTAAGAGCGGAAATACAAATGCACAAACAACTGACGGCACTGTGTTAATTTCAATTGGAGCAGGATATGCTGTATTTATTGCGCTTTCATGGCTTAGTGCAAAAGGCATGTTAAAAACAATAGAATTTAAGTATAACAACCAAAACTATATTGCGGATTTTAAGGAGTCCACCGTCAGCCTTAAAACATAGATGCGCCATGGACTTTATTTGACACCGGTTTGTAATCAGACGCGGAAAATACGCCAATCGGACTTTGACCAATTGGTGCCATAGTCGCGACCACCTCTTCTTCCAATGTATTTGACGCTGGCATTTCAGGCACATGTTTACTCACCTGAATGGATTTTGCATTTGGCGTGGTGGGGTATTGAATGGTTTGAAATTTAATTGGCGCACTTCGCCGTATCGCTTCATACGCAACGAAAATGTACAATATACCCAATACTGGATTTGTATAGAAAAACAGTGCAACGGTTACACAAAGCATGAATCCCATGCCGAGCGGCGAATCAATCACGGGAGCAAACGCAGGTGGAGTTTGAATTGGAAAAATAATATAAGATACAAATAAAATAAATAGTACAATTTCAATTAAAGAAATATTGCGCAAAAACGAAATTTTTAATGGGGATTTGAATGACGGAAATTTCATATAACATACTGTTATATTTTGTTGACGATTGGAAAAAATTGAAATTATCCTAAAGATCATATTTATGTAAAAATGTTGAATTCGTATTTAGGAAAAAGAGGATATACTATATCTAAATCCACATTGTCTAAAGAAGATGAAGTTAAATTGCGTGAAGAATTGATGGTCGCGCCTATAATTTTCGGCGCAACCGAAAAGCCGACGCCATTTCCGGTTTATCGCGAAAGTTCAAGTAAATTTTATATACCAAGATTCTACGGCATTGCGAAATACGGCATGCCTTCTACATGCGAACTTCCGCCAGGCGATCCAATTCATGTACCATTTACTAAATTATTACGTGAGTACCAGGACAAGATAGTTGACGTTTATATGCGATACGTAGACACTCCGATTTGCTTGGATGCGCAACAACGCGGCGGCGGTGCAATTTTAGAAGTGCCATGTGGACGCGGGAAAACGGTGATGGCATTAAAAATCATTTCGCTCTTGGGAACACGAACGTTGATATTAGTTCACAAAGAATTTCTTATGAATCAATGGATTGAAAGAATCGCTGAATTTCTACCATCGGCGACAGTCGGGAAGATACAAGGCCCCATATTAGACATTGACAAAGATATAGTATTAGGTATGATACAAACCATATATAATAAAGATTTCCCGCCTGATACGTTTGCACGGTTTGGGCTTACAGTAATTGATGAAGTGCATCGTATTGGCAGCGAACAATTCTTTAAAACATTGCTAAAGACGACGACCGCGCATATGTTGGGCATATCGGCGACTGTTGATCGCAAAGACAAATTGACCACCGTTTTAAATATGTTTATAGGGGATAAAATATATACGGAAACACGCGAAGACGAAGATCCCGTATGCGTACGCGCAATAGATTATAAATCAAATTGTAGTGAATTTAATGAAACCGAAACCGATTTTCGCGGCAAACCTAAATATAGTACTATGATTACTAAACTATGTGCATTTGGACCACGGAGCGATTTCATTGTCATGATTTTATCGGATTTAATTAAAGAAAGTCCGAGTCAAATCATGGTATTATGTCATAACCGATCACTTTTGACGTATTTATTTGAAGCAATTAATCATCGGGGATTTGCAACGTGCGGATATTACGTAGGGGGCATGAAACAAGTGAAATTACAAGAAACCGAAGGTAAACAGATAGTTTTAGCCACGTATGCAATGGCGGCTGAGGCATTGGACATAAAAACGCTGTCAACACTTGTTATGGTTACGCCTAAAACTGACATAATTCAATCGGTGGGTCGTATATTGCGCGTGAAACATGAGAGTCCGATTATAGTGGACATTATAGACTCACACGATTTATTTCAAAATCAATGGGCAAAACGCAAGGCATATTATAAAAAATGTAATTATCGTATTATTCGGACAAATAATACGAAATATGGTGATTGGAAAACGGTTTATGAACCAAAGCTCAAACAGGATGACCTTTCGGATGACCTTACACATGAAATGCCAACTTATAAATGTTTAATTGATGGATTTTAGGCGCTTTCTTGACTTTCTTGCCTTCTTTGACTTCTTTGACTTCTTTGCCTTCTTTGACTTCTTTGATTTTTTACCTCCAATTGAGTGTGATGTATATAACGATGAATTCCCAGATAACGTATTTGAATATGGAAATGATATTACCCCCGTGTCCATAATATATATATATATATTATGAAAGGAGGAAACTGCTGCAATTACGAAACTAGCAACGGCTGTCCCGGTCGTCCGTTAACTGCGGCACAATCCGACTATGCTACTCATATATTTAATGCTGGCACTATTAATAAACCAGGCGATTCCATGCACGGAGTTACGGTTCAGTATACATATCACGCATTAAAGCATATGGACGAATTTAACATAAATTGTTATAATCGTAAACGATTTACAAGAATATTATTGCACCTAGTTAGCATTATGCAAGTAACGCCGCTAGCTCACTCTGCTACACACGTACCTAATGCGGGTTTTACCATAAATCGCGCATTTATGAACAGCCGCGCTGCACACGATATTTCGTATATGGGCGTGGCGATCCGAATGCATGTGGGTAACCCGGTTTCATATAGAATTTTTTTTAGAAAAACGACAACCGCTATTATAGTATACGCGATTGCCAGAGGCACAATATCAGACGATAACGTTTATACTAAAAATAACGAGACGTTTGATGATGAGGAGGAGACTAGATTAAATGCGTACGACACAGAAGACGAACGTGTAGCGGCAGAAGTGGCGGCAGCAGCTGCGCGTCTAGAATCAGAACGGGAAGAAACCGAACGTATAGCAGCAGAATACGAAGAATCCATGCGCATAGCAGCCGCTGCACGTCTAGAATCAAAACGAGAAGAAACAGAATATATGGCAGCAAAACGTATAACGAGAACATTGAAACGCATTGGTGAGTTTAATCAAATTGCACGTAAACGAGCAACCGAACGTGCAACAGAGGCGGAACATAAACAAATGCGCAAAGCATTAAAGGCGAAACACTATGATGAAATTAGAGACCTAGATTATAACTTTAAAATCAAATCATTTGTTGAACCCGCAATAAATGAACTCAATAAGCTCGCCAAAGATAAAATCAAAATACGCAATTTGCAACTTAACCTAAGTAAAATGAACACCAGTTTAGAGCCAAAACGAGACGAACTCGCTAAATTAAAAGCCAAACCAGAACAAGTGGAAATTAAAATAAAAAAATTAAAAATGTCTACGGATGCAAAGTTGGCCGCGCAAGATGTTGAACTAAATAAATTAAGGAAAACTAACCAAACTGCAGATGATGCCATGGCTGAATTTAAACAACGCGACGACCAACACAAATTACACATTCTTGCACATCACGCCCTATCTGATGAACATAATATAAGGCAACAGGAATTTAACGATAAAGTCGCGGCACTTAGTACACAGCAAGACGAATTTTACAGGAATGTTGATGCATTTAGTATACGGCAAAACGAATATAACGCGGAAGTTAGTAAGCAATTTGAAATTGAAAGTAAATTGCGTGTAGATTACGCATCATTTTTAAAAATGCCGGATATGTTCACTGAAAATGCTAAAGAAAAACTACATGATTCCGTCGCAAAGGTTAGCATTATCGCCAACCGGTTAAAAACAACCCAAGAACAGATTGTTCTTGACGATGTTCAGTTTAACGAAATAGGCGACCAGTTGACTATGATTAGCGATAAGTTGGAAAAAGAGAAAGCCCAGTTGAATAAAACAAGACGCGAGTTGGAAAAAACAACCACACTATTACAAGAGGTGGATGACCAGATTGAACACGATCACGACGTCCTATATGCAAATCGGCAAACGTGTTTTGCTAATTTAAATGCGCACATTACGAACCGAAACCGACAGGTTGACATAGTTAATAGCTTAAATCAAGATTTGCTAGATCAATACTCAATTGCTATGATCGAATACGAAGCTATGAAACTACAATTTACCGATTATGAAAACATGAAACGCGAATACGACAACATTCACGATCCTAACCCAATTGGCGCTACAATTAACGCAGGTATGATGGCTAAATGCGATGCATTATATAGTGAGCATAGTTTAATACATCAACGACAACTAACCGACCTATTACGTTTGCATCAAATGCCGGAAAATGATATAAATGCATATATCAGCGGTGAAGTTGCCCGAACTCTTGTCGAATATAGTGCATTAATTTTACGATTGATGACGATATTGGAAACCGATGATTTTAATGTAAAGCGTGCGGATGTAAACGCAATATTTAATGAAAACACATTTAATAATATATTTAATATTAATACTAACTTATATGGTAACGGATTAACGCATGGCAAAGGTAAACGTACACATAAACGCACAAATAAGCGCACAAATAAGCGCACAAAACGTTTCAAAGATTACAAATATGCACGATTTTAGCCGTTGATATGGTTAATGGTATCCATTTTTTAAATTTATAATTAAACACACATTCCATATTGACTGTTTTCTGTAAATTTACATATTTATCATAATTCACGTTCTGGAAATCATCATCGTCATCACTTTCTTCAATATAATCTAAATTCTTATTTTCTTTGATATTTCTAAAGATTCCGTTCATATGTACGCTCGTTTTATAATCCGGTATACAGGCTACATTATAATATATCAACGTCTTTTGCTTACCATATGTAAATAAATGATATATGTCAGTTTGCAAATCCGCGGTAATTTGAAAGACAGTAGGGCATTTATACTGCTTCTTTGAAATATCAATATATTTCGGTTTAATATATTCTTGTGAATTTACACGTATTACGTCAGGTACGTCTATTTTTATATTTAAATATGGTGTAATATGATGTAAACTCCGATGCTGCAAATGATGCATCGCATACGGTAACGATGCAATTACGTCAGGAGGCGGGGGAATGAGCCACATTGCGCTCAATTTAAACATAGGATCAGGGTTTTGCACAAAGAAATCATAAAGAAATCCGATTTTGCGATCAAATGTAATATTATGTAAAGAAATATCTTTATACAATAAAATATCCTCAATCATAAACGTTGAATCGTACGACCCGTATACAAGTGTACCGCTTTGTGCGTGATCACATGGGTTATATGTAATTTTGACAATTCTCTTTTCGCGGTTTAATTCAATTAAATAACAAACGTCTTTATCTTTATAAAATGAAAACCAAGCTATATATTTTTTTCCTTGCGGAATGGCGACATATACGTCGTATAATGGTGAAACTTTATTATGTGTAATTTCATAAGAAAGTTCATATCTGGGAAATCGCGCATTAAATGACGGTATGTCGCATTTTGGCAATTCTTTAAAATCCATGGTTAATATAGTGTAGGCTTGTATATTTATACTGTTTGCAAATTTATACTTGGCGTAATAAACTATTGACATAATTGTCTAAATCCTCGTAATTTGCCTGTTTATCTTCCATAGACAATTTGATATCAGTTAATATAGAATCCTGTTTATTTTGCAATTTCGTCAAATCTTTAATTATTAAAGGCGTGTATTTATCTTTGATATAGTTTACAATATAATGAACAACCGCAATCAAAATAATTGATAATATAATGCGATACATGTAGTATCAATTTAAAGAATTCAATGCAAATAACCGTATTACTTCCCACATCATGTATGGCTCTTCGTATCTATAATGATCATTCTCATGTTTAATTCTAAAATGATATGCAGCGTAATCCAATATGGATTTATTATGTTCAAGCGTAGACAATGAATTAAAATCAGTTCTTTTATTTTGAATGGGTGGTATATTTAATTGTCCCATAATTGCACCAATATCTACGTCATCAATAATATTTACGTTTGTTATATGTCGGTTTTCCACTAATAATTGAGCAACATCATTGCTCATTATTATTCCCGCGCCGCTAACAAAAGTAACTCCGTACGCATTAAGTATATCGCCTGCATATACTCTTTCTTTGGGCAATGCTTCTAATCTTTGAATTAAATTGGGAAATATCCAAAGAGATGACAAGTTTGTTCTTACCACATAATCATGATTTTTCATTAATAGGCGTAATCCATCAATGGTTTTAGTCATGATTCCACTAAAGCACTCTTGTCCGGGTAACCATAATGTATTATCAGTTATAGTGGGTGATTCTATATCCGCATATTGAACAAAATATGAATCAATCAAAGGATGCGAATTCATGTATGATTTCCAGATCATTTTATGTTCAGCGTAAACAGGAAGCGTATCCGACGCAATAATAAGTACTAAAACCTTCATATTATACTGAAGCTGTTATATTTATATTGAAATCATATAAACATTATTTGCGATATATTCAAAATGCCGTCTATTTTAATTGTTGATAAATCGGGGAATATTAAAGAACAGAATATTAAAGAACAAACTGTCAAAGAATTAGTGGAAGCCGATTTATATAAAAAGGCGGGATTTAAAACCGCGGATGATTTTAAATGCCAAGCAACGTGGAATTTGGAAATTGACGATGTTAAATATTCGGTATCTTTATTCGGTAAAACAAAGGGCATCGCTAAACAAGAGAATAAATACGAATTCCCGCCACCGGTTGACACCGTATTATTCTTTGGAAGTTGTGTATTAATTAACACTGGACATGAATCTTTGACAACTGCGACCTGGAATATGGTTTACGACGAATTATATGGCGGGTTTGAAGACATTGAAGATACCGAAGATGAATCAGTGAATTCGTGCGATTTAACCTGTTCGGGATATGAAAAAGACGGGTTTGTAGTAGACGACACCGAATCCGAAGAAGAATATATTCCTAAACCGAAGAAGACGAAGAAGACCAAGGTTGTACAAGAACAAGAGAGTTATTTGGACTGCACTAGCGAATTGGATGAAGAACCGTATGTATAAAACGAATGTGTAAAACGAATGTGTAAAACGAATGTGTAAAACGAATGTGTAAAACGAATGTGTAAAACGAATGTGTAAAACGAATGTGTAAAACGTATGTATAAAATTGAAATAAATTAAAGGTTATTTTATATGATAAACAATGAAAATCTCAAATCCAGACACTTTCCGTTCCAACGTTTGTGCTAAGATTCAACACATTATAGAAGGCGATGCTAATCTTTCCATTAATTTGGAAAAGGGAATATATAATTACGTAATCAAAGAAGCAACCACGCATAAAATCGTGAAGAAATGGGACAATACTCATTTTGTCCAGTTATACACCGATCGTTTACGCAGCATCTTTAAAAATATTAAACAACTCTGGTTATTAGACCTCATTCGCACTGGCGAGATTCTACCGCAAACCGTTGCGTTTATGACACATCAAGAATTCGCACCAGAACATTGGAAAACGATGTTAGATCTGAAATCAAAACGCGATGCGTCCAAATATATTAATAATATTGAGGCGTCTACTGATATGTTTACTTGCAAAAAATGCAAGTCAAAACGATGCACGTATTATGAGCTGCAAACACGAAGCGCGGATGAACCCGCAACTATATTCGTCACATGTTTGGATTGCGGCAAACACTGGAAGAATTAACTGAGTTTAAACCCAGTTATGCATTAAATATGCATTTGAAACTATATAAATATAATGTTCTATATTTATATACAATGGAGCGGATTACCAATTTATTAGAACGACAGGGACTACGCCTGGAAGTTGACATCGCAAATAATGCATTTATTATATGGAGCCGCGGAATGCAAGTCGGATATATTCATTGCTGCATTTCAAAGATGGAAGTAAATCCGAGCCAATATAATTTGCGTTCTTCTAAATTCGTGAACCGAAAGGCAATTCATATATGTGATTTGCAAGTTCATCCTGATTATCAACACTACGGCATTGCTAAATTATTAATGACATACGCTATTACATTTTTGTTGCAATATCATAGCGTTAAATATATTACAGTTGATGATGTGGACGAACAAGTGAAATCCAATATTTATGCGAAGTATGGATTTGACTATGTTGAGCCATTGTACTTTAAAGACGGCGAGTATTACAATTCCGGCCCGGAAAAACAGGTAAAGGTGGATACGTTTTTGGAACGCGTTCCTGAAATTAAATTAGATTATAGATGCAATCGCCATACTTGGTTTTGGTAAATTTGATACGAGCATAAATCAACTATTCTTAAATACTTTTTGTTTTTTGGTTTTTCTTTGTTTTTTGGTTTTTCTTTTGGTTTTTCTTTGTCTTTTGGTTCTTTGTTTACCTCTCCCCATACGGGAAACCATGGTTACTCCGTCAGTGTTATTATTTCTTAGCCGAGTTTGCCGATCGTGCGCTAAAAAGTGCACGCTTGGTGACATAATTGCATCGCCACTCTCCATCTGATGTATATTCGCGCGAGCAATCAATGCAATTGGAAAATTCCCACTGTCCTCCCAGTCGGCAGTAAACCCAAGTAACAATCGGTCTATACGCTGATTCTCATAACGTAGTTTCGCTATGTATTCACTATTAGTCAAACCGTGTTCAAAAGATGAAATTTGAAAAACTGGGTTAAATCCAATGCATAATGCATTATTATTATCTGGAATATACCTAAATGGGTTTGCGGCTGCGTCTTCCGTGGATTGAAATATAACTTCAAGCGGAGCATCATCCGGCAACTCTTGTGAAAACGAGCTTAATGCTATTTTTTTGTTGCGGTCGGACCACGCGTAATCCATTAAAAATACAGTAGCAATGGGACAACGTTCTCGCAGCATACTAGTTAATCGGGCTTCATTCAAACTTCGTCCTGCGCATAAATAAAATACGCGCGTAACCTGGTCTAAATGAGGCACGCGACCGATAAGGTGGTTAAACATTAATTGAACCGGGTCTAATTCAATTGGGTGCGGCGGGTCTACATATGCAGGTGGCAACAATTCCTCTAAATGCGCAGGTGGCAACAATTCCTCTACGTGTGCGACTGCAGGCGGCAACAATTCCTCTACGTGTGCGACTGCAGGCGGCAACAATTCCTCTACGTGTGCGACTGCAGGCGGCAATGGTAAACCTACGTGTGCGGCTGCAGGTGAAAGGCGCATACGGTGAAAAAGATGCGTAACGTTATCCGGATCACCGTTATCCGGTTCACCAGCATCGTCATATTTACGTTTGCTCATATAATATAATGTTATAATATTTCAAGGTCTTTTAATCTCCAATATTCAACTCCTCCATTTGGCAACGGTCGCTTAATAATAAATGGTATTTTTTTGGCTTCAAATTCTTTCAATGCAATTAAATACGAATCTATCATCGTTTCGTCTATCGTCATAAATGATTTGGCGCCATGTCCAAGTTGCTTTGCGCGTTCGCCTATGCAGCGCGCCTTTTCATATTTCGTTATAAATGGCAGCGTGCGATGTAAGGGATCAATTATTTCACCATGTTCATTTCGTACAATACGCGCCAATGAATTCACTTCATCGTTATTATGCATTACCAATTCAGGGTGATGATCTGCAATCACATTATGTTTGATTGACTCATCAAACTTTTGTAGGTAGTTTTCGTCTTCTTCCTCTTCGTCTTCTTCTAAATTCCCGTACATTGAAGCCGGGAGAGTTTCAGTGATAAGTTCATCCGATTCGTCGTCACTTTCTATTTCGTCAATTTCGCTGTCGGAATCTTCCACCTTTGGTTTTTTTTCAACTGACTCGTCGTCACTTGTTTCACTTTCGTAATCTTCAATGTCTGACATCTATTATATATTATTATATTTCTAAATGTTTTCTAATTCAATTTTTTGCGTCATCCGTTTTCCATGCAATGTCGCATTCTGCACAAATATAAATATATTTCAAATTGTCGTCGTCGTATCGCATATAAATGACTTCAGATGGCACTGCGTCCGTATTCGTCTTACATGTCGGACTCGGACATTTCATATTATGAATACGTGGAAGCGTGGGATCTAATTTTGTATATTGATTAATGATATGATTGAATTTTTGCTCACCTTTTTTCAACTGGGTAGATAATACGCAGACGCCTTCAGTTGAATCGTCTTTATGTCCACAATTCCGACAATAATACGTCAATTGGTTTTCATTTTTCTCGTCAATGGCAATGTAATACATGTTATCGCAATTAGAACAGAACTTCATTATAATTAACATGTATTTGTTTCTTTAATCTTTTTCAATTTTTTGACTTTTTGGATTTTCTCTTTCTCTTTTTTGACTTTTTTTTTCTTGAACCACCGCCAGTCGTAGCCGCAGTCTTAGCCGTAGTCGGTGATTTAAACCACAAAGGCAACCACGAAAACCAATTACGTGGTTGCGGTGCACTTGGTGCTGGCGGTGCACTTGGTGCTGGCGGTGCACTTGGTTCTGGCGGTCCAGTTACATCCTGTTTGTCGGTATTCAGTTTGTCGGTATTATCGTCACTCATATATTACGTCAATATAAAAAACGTATTGTAAATCATATTATATTGTTAAACATCACGATTTTACCGAGTCGCACCATACTGCACATAAAAAACGCAGATCCGTTTTTAACCGCCCAAACATAAAAAATTGATTTAATTAACCAATTAAAAATATCACCTTATAATATCCCAGAACTCAAATGAACGCCGTCAATGCTTCGTCGTGTAAAACTTTGAGTGAATTTCTAAAAATGCACACTGCATCAAAAGGAGATGTAATAACAAATACGCGTATTTCAGGTGGGTCATATAATGTACCCGACGAAGAATACGACCAGTTTATGCAACTAGTGCACAAGGATGTTATTGCTAAAGATAAAGAAGAAACATTGACGGAAAAACAGAGGGAGACGGGCCCGATTTTAGTTGACATTGACCTGCGGTTCAAAATGGACACCAATTCGCGTATTTATACGCCGGACCACATCACCGATTTGGTTGACATTTATTTAGCCGAATTGAAAACGATGTTTCAGTTTGACTCAAATACCAATTTCAACGTGTACATATTAGAAAAGGAGAGCATTAATAAAGTCGTTGAAAAAAACCTGGTAAAAGACGGAATTCATATTATATTCGGGTTAAACGCCGACCGTAGCGTGCAGTGCGCATTGCGTGACAAAATAGTCGCCGCAGTTGGTGATATATGGAGCGATTTGCCGATTATAAATACATGGGATGACGTGTTTGACGCTGGCATTAGCAAAGGTCACACCGTTTGGCAAATGATTGGGTCCAGAAAACCCGACCATCAGCCATATCGTCTTACAAAGACTCTAAATGTGACGTTTGACGACGATGACGCAGAATTCATCATCAAACAAATCGTATTTGACATGAAAAACATTGCACAATTATCTGCGCGTAATCTCAATGCACCGTCGTATTTAATCAAAAGTGAATTTGCAACCACGCTTGGTAATGTAGTGGTTCGCCCAAAACATCATAATGTGCACGTGAATGTATCCCAGAATAATGTATTAAATATTAGGTCACAAGCCGAATTGGACGCAGCCGTCAATCACTTCCTGGATACAATTCCAATATTGGAATATGAACTCAAAGAATCATATGAATACACGATGACGTTGCCTGTCGCGTATTATGGTGAAGGTTCGTTTAATAAATGGATTCGCGTTGGTTGGGCACTACGTAATATAAACGACAAGTTGTTTATTGCGTGGTTGGCATTCAGTGCGCAGGCGGCATCGTTCAAATTCACAGATGTCCACGATCTGTATAGCAAATGGACTACGTTTGATATGAATAATGCAAATGGACTAACAAGCAGATCGCTCATGCATTGGTCCAAATGCGACGCGTATGCGAAATATAAAGACGTCAAGGCGAATAGCATAGACTCGTATATTGATCGTACACTGGAAATCATGAATATGAAATCAACCCATGTATGTGGTTGCGGCGATTATGACATAGCAAACGTATTATATCAATTATATAAAGACGATTACGTGTGTGTCAGCGTGAAATCGAATATATGGTATAAATATAAAGATAATCGTTGGGTAGAAAACGACAATGGAACGGGGTTGCGTAAATCCATTTCAACGACTCTGCGCGATTTATATCACAAAAAGGCTATACAAATTTCAAACAAACATAGTAACATGGATATGGAAGACGAGTCACGCAAACCGATGGAAGAAGCGTCTAAACATATATTGAAAATCTGCGATAATTTCGCGAATACATCGGCGAAGAAAAACATAATGACCGAAGCCAAAGACCTGTTTTATGATCCGCATTTCTTTGAAAAGCTAGATGCGAATCCATATTTATTATGTTTCAAAAACGGGGTCATTGATTTCAAAGAAAAAGTATTTCGTCGGGGATATCCGGAAGATTATTTGTCAAAATGCACCAATATTAATTATACGCCGAAATTGGATAACGACGTAAAATCCGAAATTGAGGATTTTATGCGGAAATTATTTCCAATGCCGGAATTATGTCAATACATGTGGGAACATTTGGCATCCACACTCATAGGCACGTCGGCGGATCAAACATTCAATATGTATGTCGGCATCGGACAGAACGGCAAGTCGGTCCTCGTCAATCTCATGGAACAAGTCCTCGGTGAATACAAAGGCGACGTGCCATTAACCCTGGTAACACAAGCGCGTACCAAAATCGGCGGTCTAACCCCGGAATTAGTCGCACTTAAAGGTGTGCGATATGCAGTTATGCAAGAGCCGTCTAAAGGCGATCGCATGAATGAAGGTATTATGAAACAAATTACAAGTGGCCTGGATCCAATTACGTGTCGTGCGCCTTATATGATACAATCGCTGACTTATATTCCTCAATTTAAATTGGTGGTGTGCGCGAATGAATTGATGGAAATCAAGGCACAAGATCATGGAACTTGGCGGCGCATTCGCGTTCCGGAATTCATGTCGCTTTTCACCGAGAATCCGATTGAAGGCGACGCGGATAAACCATATCAATATAAATTAGACAAGAATATCGTGGAGAAATTCGGAAAATGGAAAGAATGTTTCGCTGCGATGTTGGCCGAAATCGCATTTAGAACAAACGGCGTTGTTAAAGAATGCAGTATTGTGACGGCAGCGAGTAATGCATATAGAGAACGTCAAGATTACATCGCGGAGTTCATTCACGATCGTATTATATTGGATGGCACGGGTCTCATCCGAAAGGCCGAGTTAAATAGTGAATTCTCCATATGGTATATGTCAACATATGGAAAGGGTGGCCCTTCGCCTAAAGACGTCCATGCTTATATGGATAAACGTTTCGGTAAATACGAGAAACGTACAGCGTGGGTCGGCGCAAAGTTCAAATATGAAACCGACGGCAATGCGTCCGATGATGACGTTGAAATCGGGGTGGATGATTTCTAAGGAGTATATACATGAACGTTAATTAATGCATATAAATAGGTAATCATTTCATAAATGCGATATAGTATTGGATTTACAATATAAGGGTATATGAAGATATAAATAATAATGCCTGCCTTTATATACTTATTTTTATCGGATTTAACAATGAAATAAATGGATATAATTGCACAGATATAATATAAGATGAACAAGTAGTAATATATTTTTGCCAAATAATCGGTCTGTTGACTTTGATAATGCACTTTTTTATCGTCTATTGAATATATATTTACTAAATTACTTAATTGTGTTTGGATTTGAATATTCTGCGCAACAATCGCATTATATTCATTTAATACTGCCTCTAAAAACATATTTGAATACGAATAAATTTCGCCGTGCGTGCCCGTTATTATAATTGCACGATTTACTGATATATGGTTCGCGTTGGTAATTCCAACCGTTACAACTATATCATATTCATCCGTTGCATTTAGCTCGTATATATACAAGTTAGCCACGGTTATTATAAATAGCTGTGATTTATAAAATGTAAATTCTACGATTGATCCGGTGCTGAATGTTGTGGATAGCGTTAACTTTGTGCCATCACTTTTATATACACATGTACCGTCAGTTACGTATAATATATTTTGATTAAAGTTTAATCCAGTTGGGGGTCCGTGCGCAAATGTTATTGGTGATGACGTACCGATCGTGGATGACGAACCAATTGTGGCTGATTTAATGCTAGCGGCATCACCAGTTCCAGTGATATAATATAATGTATTGTCATTATTTACCATTACAGTTGCGGATATGTTAGTTAAACTAATTGCAGCCTGCGTAGTCAAGCTAATTGATAATGTTGTATCAATAGCTGTAACTATTAATGTATCTGCATATAATATCATTGTTTTAATTGCCGGTAAAGTTTGTCCTGTATTCAGTAATGTCCATGTTGTTCCGTCCCATTTTGCGATATTATATGCAGAATCTGAGGTTAATTCGTTAGACGTAACCGTAAATTGACCTGCAATATAAACTGTACCTACGCTATTTGTTACAATTGCAGTTATTGATGTTGTGTTTCCCAACGACGCCATTATAATATGAGACGATATTTTTTACACAGAATTCAAAATAAACTATAGGAACTACTTGAATATAATGATTTAATGTCGCCAGTATATTGCTGCATGGGAGGAATTATGTCGCCGGTTAAATATGCTTGTTCTAAAGTGGTAAACGCCGCAACACATTTTTGATTAACGTCATCCCATTCAGTCGTGTGTTCAGCATCGCAGCATGCTGCTCCAATGCAAGTTGACAACCCAGTTAAATTCGTATAATTTGCAGTACCGGCGGTTGAATTATTGGACGTGTCAATAGTCGGCGGATTCAATGTTAATAAATTAAAATCCATATTATCTCTGGATTGTATATTTATAAAAGTTTGAATTATAGTTATTATACTAGTTGCTCCGATAATAATATAAAGTAGAGTTATTGTAACGGTTTGAACGGTGATATATTGTTCTGATACTGCAATTTGTGATAACATGCGAACTCCGAATAATAATATAATGGTAACAATGCTCACTATAATTATATTTCGGTATTGAGCAATTCGTTGCGCATAATTCGCATTTAATCCGGCAACGCGTTCTTGTCCTTTTATTAAAGTATCTATGCTGTCTTGTTTTTTTGTTAATCTAGCGTATTCGTTGTCTACTATTGTTTGTGCATCAATTGGATCTGTAGCCACAGAGACGACCGCAGGCAATGGTGTATTAATGACCGCAGGCAATGGTGTATTAACGACCGCAGGCAATGGTGTATTAATGACCGCAGGCAATGGTGTATTAACGACCGCAGGCAATGGTGTATTAACGACCGCAGGCAATGGTGTATTAATGACCGCAGGCAATGGTGTATTAATGACCGAGGGCGATATTTTATTTTCGCTTTGATAAATAACAATTTTGGATGTCCTTGTCAATATATCTGCTAGATTGGTGTACTGAATCATATAAAGATGGGTTCCGTCATATAGCCACATGCATACATTATTTATAATCATTAACTGTAACGGTATAGTTATATTACCTAGGTTGCCGCCTGCTCCAAATCTAGTAAATATGTTTCCGTCTGAAACAAATAATTCGCCGGGTTGCATTCCCAATAACGTTTGACCTGATATTCTATATTCATCTACGTATGTCGGCGTTGTAGTACCTGTAAACTGGTGGTCGTCACTGGGCTTATAATTATATACATTTGTTGTTGTCATAATCTTAATTTGATCATATCCATTACTTACTATTTGCTTAGCGGTTCCAGTCATATTTTCAAGCGTAAACGTACGCATACTACATTGGTTACTTGGTGCAACTGGATCAACAATCATACCACATGTTTTGTCGTTAAACAACACAATTATCCCACCGGCAAATGTCATTGATATAGGATTACCTCGCATGTTTGACGGAGTCTTATCGGTTTTTGTGCCTGCGTCCCGTATTTCCCATATTTTTTCCCCATCGTATAAATGTGTAAGGCCTTGCGCAAGCGACGTCATGCATATAGTTTTGACTGATAACGTTACGATTTGACTCCAATATGTTCCGTCAAATTTAGCAAGTTGGTTTACAGTTCCACTAATTAATTGTTTATTATCATTGGAAAACTCAAAATTTCCTGCTGCGTACATTAGACAAGTTGGGCGAATCTCCAGTCCAAAACACCAATTTGTAGATATAGCATGAATTCTCACATTATATCCAATATTATCCACGTAATCATCAATCCTTGTCATTATATTACTTGATATTATATTATATAATATCAAATTAAACGGGGGAATATCCAGTACTGGATTCAAACGGGGAATATCCAGTACTGGATTCAAACGGGGGAATATCCAGTACTGGATTCAAACGGGGGAATATCCAGTACTGGATTCAAACGGGGGAATATCCAGTACTGGATTCAAACGGGGGAATGTCCGGCGCTGGGTTCAAACGGTTTAATTGTATTGCTATATGTTTGCGCTAAAATTACGCGTTTACTAATTTCGTTGTTAGAATACGCTTGTTCTAAAGTTGTAAATGGTACAGCGTTCGGGTCAGTGTTGCTGCACATGGAATTTGCGCTGTCCCAATATGTAATTTTAGTAGAATCATCTGGATCGGGTCCACAGCACGCCGCTCCAATGCACGATGAAAATCCAGTTAAATTCGTATAATTTGCAGTGCCTGCGATTGAATTTTTGGATGCATCAATGGTAGGCGGGGGCAGTTTCAATAAATTAAAATCCATATTATCTCTGGATTGTATGAGTAAAAATATACGAATTGCTAATATTAAACTTATGGCAACAATAAAAATATAAATCATGTTTAAGATTCCGGCTGAAATTGGCGTATATTGCGAAAGATAATGAAGCCCCATACATAATGTGATGGACACCACTCCCAATATAATTAAATTTCGGTATTGTGCAATTTTTTGAGTATAACTCTCGTTTAATCCGGCAACGCGTTCTTGTCCGTATATTGCATTATCTATGCTCTTTTGTTTTGTATCTAACCTGGTATATTCGTCGGTTATAACTGTGTCAAGTTGAGTTTGTACTGCGTTCAGGTCGGTTTGTGAGTATGGCGTTAAGACTTTTTGGGCATTGACTGCCGCGTCCAGGTTGGATTGTGTGTATGGCGTTAATTCATCTGTAGCAATACCAGCTATTCTTTGGGCATTGACTGCCGCGTCCAGGTTGGATTGTGTGTATGGCGTTAATGCATCTGTAGCAATACCAGCTATTCTTTGGGCATTGACTGCCTCCGTTTTCTGCACGTCAGCTGCAACTATTATTGGTAGGTATTCTGTTAATCTGTTTTGATCAACCCGATAAATTGAGTTTTTATAATATATTAAAACTATGCCCGAAGTAGCCGCTATTTTTATGTCGGTAATGGACACGGTTGACTGCGTAACGCCTGTATTACTTATTATATACAAGCTGGTATTGTCGGCTATAGCATAACCGCTTTGTACACATTCAATCTCGTAGTATATTGATGTTTTGGTGTAAGTAGTTAAAGCCATTACTCGGGTGGACGCGTTCGAATATGTGCCAATCATAATTGACGTTTTAGTTAATATTGCGATATCAGTCCCCCCTGCGCTTATTATTTTAATTGGGTCGGTTACTGTGTTATAAGTAGTTTGCATTAATACACTTGTTGTTGATAATGAAATTCCAGTGTTATGCCATATCGTTCCTCTATCGGTTAACGCAATAAGTTCGTTGACTGAAAATGTAATTGAAATAATGGTACCAATCGTACTTATATTAGAAGGTGTCACATCAACTAATGAATATGGCGAGGCACTACTGCGATATAGTTTAGTTCCGGTAGATATGTAAATGTTACCATCTAACGCAGTCATGCTTCTAATAGTACCAACTGTTGCCGCAATTGAAAGAATTGCACTCCAGGGGGCAGCGTTGCCTCTATCATATAAAGCAATTTGTCTAACTGTGCCGTTGGTTAGCGAATTAGCAGAAACTGCAAACGTGCCGGCTACAAATGTACGCCATCCGGTGGCGACCACAGCCATAGCTTCAATTGTTACTCCAGTCGCAATGGTTGTCATTATATATAATATAATATAATTTATTCGCTTCCCATCATTATTGCAATAATTAACAACGCGGA